GACACCACGCATAAATGTTTCTAGGAGCTCTATTTTGTCGCGCGTATTTTTCATCATCTTCTTAAAGATAAAACAATAACTCATCAAGCCAATGCTCGACAGAACCTTCAAAACATCTGAATATTTAAGGCCATCCATCTCATTTAAAATATCATCAAATAACTGATGCGAAAATTTAGTAAAGGCATCATTGCTAAGGCCCGGTGCATAGTCGTATTTTTTTTTGGGTTTCTTTTTCCACATAACTAAATTACCGGTTCATTCATTTTAAAGATATCTATAAGCGATAGGCCTGGAATATACATTTGCAAAGTTTTAAAATGCTCTGCAATGAGAATGTCTTGATGCGCTTTTGGGATCGGAAGTTCATTAAATAGATAGCCAACCATGCAAGCACTGATAGACATAAAATAATTAATAGCGTCACCAGTAGTAGCCTCATCAATCGCCTTTATTTGCTCTACAGCAAACCTCAAGACATCACTAACCATTTTTTTGCCTGCATCTTCAGTGACAGAAAGAGGAACAGGAGATGGATTTGTATGTTCAGCCATGTTTTTTTCTTCCTATACGATACGAGGTGTCTTGGTGTACACCCAAAAAAATGCCGAAGGCTAATGTCATAAATAAGCTACTTACCAACCTGTCTAAGTGCTCTTGTCCAAAAACATCACCGGCAATCCAGAATGCCATAAATGCGAATATAATCTTGTATAGTTTTGTCATAAATACCTCATTATCTTTGTTGATTTCCTACTTCGTCATACATATCTATTAGCTGCCCGGTTCCCTGTGCCGATATTGCTGCAGCCACTATCATGCCTGCGCCTACTGGCCCAGATATGATAAACGCTCCAACAGCCGTGAACCCAGTGACTAACAAATTAAAGTGCAGCTTAAAGCCCCCTTCAATTCCCTGTAGTACTTCCTTGTGTAATTCTACCATTGTGTTTCCTTATCAATTAGGCTTCCGGTGTGTCAAGAAATCGTTGTATTACGCCACGCATCACTTCACTAACTGAGGTGCGATTCTTGAGGGCGTAAAGGTTCAAGGCATCAACATCGTCGATAGGCACATAGATAGTTAGTGTGCGTAGTTCTTTTTTAGTGGCAGCTTCTTTAGCTTTTGCTAATTCTGGATCGGTAGATTCGCGGGTACGTTTTTTAATCATTATAAAACCCCAATATTTCTTCTGTTAGTGAACTAATTTCTTGTTTTGCAGCTTCGTCGTTTGAGTCAAAGACGGTATTTCCTTCATTGATTGTGCGAGCATATGCAACGCGGCCATGGATAAAGTTAGGACTTAGGCGGGGCGCTTCTTTTATTTCAGCAAGTGCGCTGGCGACTTCCATATTTAGTGTTGAATTACGAATTGCTTGGTTAAGCACAAGCATAGCTTTTAGGGTTGGATTGCGACCATAGGCGCTTTGCAATAAATCGATGGTATCTATGCTTGACCAGACATCGAGGGCAGAGGGCTTTATAGGGATAATGGCTAAATCTGACATGGTAAGCGCCGTGCCGAGCATATCCTGGGTTTTGCCTGCGGTATCTATAATCATGTAATCATATTTAGATTGCGCAGCAATTTGATAGGCGCTTTGCAGTGTTTGGCGTGAGGATACATTTACTACTGGCGTATAAGGAGGAGGATAGTGTGATTCGCTGTGTGCGCTATACCAGTCGGTGAGGCTGCATTGTCTGTCGGCATCCACCATTACAATTCTGACATTCCGATATTTCCGTATGGCTCTTTCGATATTAATTGCGAGCGTGGTTTTACCCACGCCGCCTTTTGAATTTAAGAAGGTGATTACTTTCATTATTCCTCTGTATTGCTTTCCAGTTGTCTGCTTTCAAGTTTTTCGCATTCTCGTCGATACAAAATCATTCTAATATGATGACGGAGGCTTAGCAGGGAATGGGTGTCCCAGCGCTCGTACACTTTCCAGCCATGGCCACAGCAGCAGGGCGTTTCCCAGCATTTTTCACAATCTGACATTGCCATAATTACATCCCTATATGTTTATATATTAACAAGTGTATATGTTAATCTATTTCATTGTCAACTTGCCGTCGGTTCCAAAGAGCTGCGAGATCTTCCATTAGTTTTGAGCGAAGCTGATGTACTAATTTTTCATATTCTTCATTACTCATATGGGCATATTGAAGTTCTAGCTGATATAAGTCGCGATCATATTGTTCAATTATTTTGTCCTGATAGTATGACTGGGTGAGGGTGCTCATTTTTTCTCACATCCAAATAAACTTTTCGCCAACCTCAACGGCGTGATCGTCTTTCTCCAAAAACTTAAACATCAGGGAGTCATATGTATACACAACCATTTGAGGATGCCTAAAGAATGACTTTGTCTTGTTGCGGCCTGAAAGGGCGATTTTGATGTCGCCGTTTTCAGCTTTGATGGTTTCGAGTTGAGTTATTAATTCAGAGATTTTCATTATTCATCCTTATTTCTTCCTAATTTCGATATATGTGCCAGCAAGTCTTCCAGGGCATCATAGGCACCCCGAGATTTGCACCATTTCGCTTCATGCGTTATTCAGACCTCAAAAATTGCTAAACTTTTATATTTAATGGCAAACAAGAAGAGACCATCCCAGGAATTTTCAAATATGCTAATGTAGCTTGTAATTCTTTTTCATCATTACAAATATAAACTGGGTTTAATGGTTTTATGCCTGTCCATTCCACTCTAACGCAATATTTTGTATCTAGAGCAATCATTGTGCATTTCCTTAATAATTTCAGTTATTCGGAATTTCAGAATAACTGAGCTTTTATATTCTACATTAATATATTTACATGTTCACATAATTACATATTGTAATGTAATTCGTGCAACTCACACTTAACATCATATATGCTATTGGCGATGCTTTCTAATATGTCTTGAATGCTAGCGCGTAGTTCTTTTGTGCTTTCTTTTTCAAGAAGGCTTGGCATGGCGGTGGTGAGGTATTCCATCAGTCTAAGTGCGCTTTCTAGTTGGGTTATGTGTCTTTGCATTATTCGGCCCCCTTTAAATAAATATGCACGTATTCTTTGTCAGTGAAGCCTGTTGCTTCAGTCCAGCCTAGAGACAGCTTAGCAATGAGGGCCTTGGCTGCTGCTATATGGTTTGGGGCTACCTCTAATGAGTAGTCCCAGTTTACTGTTATAGATTTATCACCAAAGTCAGCTTTAATACGCTGAGGCTTTGTAGGAGTACAGGGTAAGTACTTTGTTGTTATTGCTTGCATGTTATTCCTCGTCCTCGTTATTGGGTTTGTAGTTGTCTATTTCTTCTTGAGTTAGGCGGACTTCTTCATAACAGTCCGCGATAAAATCACTAAAGCCAACCTCATATGCGGTTCTATCGACTCTGTGCAAAGCGACCGATGGGGCGTATTCATATCCGCAGATATTTACAGGCTCCCAGCATTCATCAAGCATATCGCCATAAAGCTCTTCAAGGTCGAATGCCGAATAAAGTTCTTTGGTTTCGTTGTGAAGGTAATAAAAGTATTTCGTTTGACAAGCGCTCTCGCAATTATGAAGGTCGTCTTCCCATTCTTCGGCTATTGCTACGTCGCCGGTATGTGTGTGCATTAAATATGTGGCCATGAAGCCTTCATTACATTAAGTTTATTGCTGTTATTAGTAAGCTAGTTAATTTTGCTAATATAATTAGCGGGGTTGTGTTGATGTACATTTATAGGCTCCTTTGTGCTGCCACGATTGAGAGCTCATAACCAAGAGCTTTGCAGAGGCGAATGGAGTTATCTGTGAAGGTTTTAGCGCCTGCTAATTCAACTAATTTCTTGGCTGTTTCACATACGGGATAGATTAATTCGTTTCCGTATGTGTTTTTAATGATTACTTCGATTTTCATAATGTCTCCATTGTTGTTGCTAAGCACTGAATCAATAGAGACATTATACGTCAACATATCTACATGTCAACATATTAATATGTAAATATTATTCTATGTATATGGGTTTATATGGTGGTCTATATAGGGTTTGTATCGGATGGCTTAGCAATGCATAGATGGGGCAATAGCTGCCAGGGTGAGCACTGCAGTGGTGCTGCAGTTAATGGTTAATTGCTGCAGTAGACAAGAGGCTTAGCAATGTGTGGGGCGCCCTAGAGTTTACAAATATTACTTGACATCTTACTTTGTGCTGTTATTTGGGTTACGATTTGCGTATGTCAAGATATATTTGAGGATTGCTATGCAAACGTGTTGGAGATGCCATGGGACTAAGCGTTACCTAGGTATGGGGTGGATGGAGGTTGATTGCAACATATGTGATGGTAGAGGGAAGACTGACAAAGTTAGACCTGAGCCTGTACATGTTCCAGTAATAGCTGCCGAGACGGAAAAGGTTGAGCAGTTAGAGAAAGTTAGCACACCTAGAAAGAAGGGGATATCGCATGCGGATATCTATGCGAAGGTAGCTGTGTGAGTCATGGCAAGCCGGGAGCACCGAGATTTCCATGGACTGATGAGCTGGAAGACGAAATTTGTGAAGTAACCGCTACTTCGCACAAAGGATTGGAAGAGCATTGCAAGGATCATAGTCACTGGCCTAACCATGATGAGATCTATAAACATTTATATAAGTCAACTAGATTCTCCGAGGAATACGACAAAGCTAAGGTTAGACAGCAGGATGCTTTAGTTGATTATATGATGCGAATTTCTAAGGATTATTCGCGCGATACTTATCAAGACGGGCAAGGTAATGAGCGTCCTAACATGGTTAGTGTGGCCAGAGACAAGCTGCAGGCTGATAATATTAAATGGGCAGCAAGCAGGCTTTCTCGCAAGTATCGAGAGAAGCAAATCATCGAACAAAATGTCACCACGCATGAGGCGTCGCTTAAGGATCTATCCTAATGCGACCACTCAACTCAACCCTTCCCTTTGCTGAGCTTTCTCACTCTTCTCTTCGCGCAGCTAAGCCATTCTCTACCAAGAGCAAGCCAACTACATGTAACACTACATCAGAGCATATCGATACAGTATGGGGTGTAGCCCTTACTCCAAACTATGATACAGTTGACTGCATTAATTTAGAATATGTCAGCCAAGAATCAAAAGTTAGCTGTGGGGGTTCTGTAGGGGAAAAAACCCCTTTTTCGAAAGGGAATGATAGTTACTATCCTCAACCCCAAAATTTTCCAGAAAACGACCATACCTCCTCAAGTTATACTCCAAACAAAGTAGTATCCGATGGTAGCTCCCAAAACTTCCCCGAATCCACCCATGCCAAATTAAGTAATTCATATTACAAATTGGTATCTGATATCTCTAAAAACAATTCCCCAGCAAATACCCATATTCATCCTAGTTATCTATCTACCCAGGTAGACTCTTATTCCTCAAATCTCCCCGTACAAAATTTCCCCAATTCTCCATATACAAACTATAGTTATGTAGATGTCATAAATCTACCATATTCCCCTCATGCTCAAGTAAGTCATTCAATTCTCCCATATTCAAATCATGGTGGTCAGGCATATCCAGTAGTTGGAAGTATCGTGCCATATACCCCCAAACACGATTGCTGCGCCTGTGGCAACTGCATAGCTATAGCATATTCATACGAGCACTGTTGATGCTCCACGTGAAACCGCTATCTCAGGAAGAGCGCTCCATACGCATTAAACTCCGAGATGATTTCATTCATTACGCAGCTAAATGCCTCAAGATTAGAAGCGAATCAGGATCTATAGAACCGTTAGTACTGAACCGTACGCAGCTTCACATCCACAATGAGCTAGAACGTCAAAAAGGCGCTACCGGCAAAGTCCGAGCTCTTATATTAAAAGGTCGTCAACAAGGCTGCAGTACTTACGTTGGTGCTCGCTTTTATCATAAAACAAGTCACGCCTTTGGCGTCCAAGCGTTTATATTAACTCATGCCCTAGACGCTACCTCCAATCTCTACAAAATGGCCCAAAGGTACCATGCAAACACCCCTGAAGTTGTACGCCCCAAGGTCTCAACCAACAACTCTAAAGAACTAATATTCGGTCTATTAGATAGTGGTTATAAGGTCGGTACCGCTGAAAACAAGTCAGTTGGTCGCTCCAGCACTATTCAAATGTTCCATGGTAGTGAAGTTGCTTTCTGGTCTAACTGTGAAGAACATGCCAAAGGTATTTTACAAGCAATTCCCGAAGCCCCTGGCACTGAAGTTATCCTGGAAAGCACAGCAAATGGTGTGGGTAATTATTTCCACCAAGCATGGCAAAAAGCTGAAGCAGGCTTGAGTGAATACATACCTATATTTTGCCCATGGTATTGGAAAGAAACTTATGTAAGAACTCCGCCAGAGGGCTTCACGCCAACACCTGAAGAGCTAGATTTGATTGAGCAATATGGCTTATCTGATGAGCAACTCTGCTGGCGTAGAAATAAGATTGTTGAGCTATCGATTAATGGAATAGATGGTGAAAAAAGCTTTAAGCAGGAATATCCGAATAATGCGACGGAAGCGTTTCAAATTTCGGGCGAGGATAGCTTTATTGATAGCAGTGTTGTTGTTCGCGCCCGCAAATCTGTCGCCGAGAAATTTGGCCCTCTTATTATTGCCTGCGATCCTGCCAGATTTGGCGATGATCGCACTTCAATTATTCGACGAAGAGGGCGTTGCGCCTATGGATTAGAAAGCTATGTAAAGCGCGACACCATGGAAGTAGTAGGCATACTGCAAAGGATTATTGAGCGTGAGAAACCTGAAAAGCTCTGTATTGACGTTGGTGGATTGGGCGCTGGCATTGTTGATAGGCTTTATGAGCTTGGTCATCGCGATATCGTTATTGCCATCAATGCTGGAAGCAAGCCTTATGATGCTGACAAATATTACAACAAGCGCTCAGAAATGTGGGGACAGCTAAAGGAATGGCTAAATGATGAACCATGCCAAATCCCTGACACTGATAGCCTTCATGCTGATTTATGTGGTCTAAAGTATAAGTATGATAGTAATTCACGTCTGCGCATGGAAACCAAGGAAGATGCCAAGAAGCGCGGTATTAGGAGCCCTGATGAAGCCGACAGTTTGTGTTTTGTGGCAAATACATTAATAAAAACCCCCAAAGGGGAAATGAGAATAGATCAATTAAAGGTAGGGGATGAAGTCGAAACACCATTAGGAAATACAAAGATAGCTAAAATATGGGTAAGCGATACAAATTCACTCACAACAGCTAGATTTTCTAATGGTTCAAGTCTTTGCGGAAAAGGAGCGCATAAAATATTTAACTGGAATAATGGTGCATGCAGGTTAGATGCGCTATCATTTACTATTGAGGTTGAGCCTTATAGTAAATGGAGAAAAGTTAAATGGCAGATAGTGAAGTTATTACTTATAAAGGGCAGAAATTCGGAGTTCAAAGCTCTGGTAGATACTATCAATCATACAATAGGAATGGGCAAGAACGCCTTCTACATCGTCGCATTTGGGTTGATAATTTCGGCGCTATTCCAAAAGGCTATGTGGTTCATCACAAAGATCATAGCTGGCGCAACAATCATATTTCCAACTTGGAGATTATGCCAAGCGGACAACATACCAGAGCACATATGCAAGAATACTATTCCGATCCAGAAAATAGACGAAAGAATAGAGAATATCTTAATAAAGCTATTCAAGAAGCCGCAAAATGGCATAAATCCCCACAGGGAATTGCATGGCATAAGCAACATGGCAAGCGAAGTTGGGTTAATAGAAAGCCAGACAATTTACAATGCTCAATCTGCAAAAGAGAATTTACAGGATATTTTGACGCAAAATTCTGCTCCAGGAAATGCAGCCAAAAGGGGGCATATTCAAAACAAAAAACACTCCCTAAAAAATGCGCTTTTTGTAGCAAAGAATTTCTGGCAAACAAGTATCGCAAAGTGGAATGTTGTTCCAAATTATGTTCAAACAGAAGACGTGCAGGCAACAAAGGTCTACAATCTGACCCTTGAAAAACATAATGTCTATTATGCAAATGATATACTTGTCTATAACTGCCTAACATTTGCCCTGCCAAGCTCTGCTTATGAGCAATCAAAAGCAACATCCAAAGTAAGTAAAAAACTCGCATCTAATTTCAAACAACAGTTAAACGCTATAGCAAAGGCGATAAATAATAATGTCCACTAAAAAACATATCATTCCTATAAGCTTAGCGCCAGAATTTTTGTTGAAAAAATTTGGCATCGAGCATAAATCAGCTGCGGAGCGATTCAAGAATTTTGAAAAGTTAATATTAAAGAATTTAGGTGATTCAGTAAATTATAGCTTGCCTAAAAAGGACAAATGAAATGTTTAAAGAAATCGCCAGCATACATTCAGATAAGCTGGAATCCATCAAATCCAAGATTGAGCAATCCTATAAGTACATGCAGCCAAACTATGACCGCTATCAAAAGTTCATGAAGTTTGTCTATGACACAGCGCTTTCTGCTGACGATGTCTCAAAGTTGATCGTACTTAAAAAACCCAATATTGAATTCAACATATTGGAAGCCTACATAAATAGACGCATTGGTGAATTCATTCTGCATGCACCAAGCTTGCAAGTAAGGGCAGCAGATGGCCTCTCAAGCAAACAAATCGATGAGAATCTTGTTGAAACAATCGAGGTTGTGGAAGGACATATTAGAGAAATCCTCAGCACCCACAACAATGACGGATTCCAATCGAACTTATATCGAGACACTATGGGAGGAGGTTTTAGTGTCGCAGAAGTTTACACCGATTATCTTAGCGACCTATCTTTTGAGCAATGCATCAAAGTTGAGAGGGTTTTTGATCCAACGCTCTGCGGCTTTGACCCGCTCGCGAAAACTTCGCATAAAGGTGATGGCGAGTATTGTTTTAAAATTGTGCCCAGAACTAAAGAAGACTTTGAAGCTGAGTATGGCAAAGACTCAACAAAAGGAATGACTTTTGCCAGGGATATAAATATAGATTCATTTAATTGGAGCTATCTCAATGAAGAACAAAGCAAATACAATAAAATTCTACTCGAATGTTGGTTCTACCAAAAAGAACGTAAATCAGAGAAAATTGCAAAACTATCGAATGGTCACGTTATTGTTAAGCGTCATTACGATCAGCTTATTGATTACTGGGTTAATGTAGCAAGAAAGATTGAGCAACCACCCATAATCATCGAAGAAAGATGGTCAGAACTTGAAAGTATTCATTTCTATAAACTCGTAGAAAATAGAATGATTGAACATAAACTCACCAACTACAAATACCTCCCATTAGTATTCGTTGATGGCAATTCAGCTACCGTAAAGCGCTCTCGTTATGATGCCAGTTATCAAATGTGTCGGCCATATGTCTACGCAGCAGAAGGCGTACAGCGCCTAAAGAACTTCGCAGGGCAATGTATAGCTTCTGAATTGGAAACGCTCGTACAACACAAATTCATGGTAGCAATAGAAAGCATCCCGGAGGATTACATCGATGCCTACACGAATCCGCAGCAGGCCCAGGTCTTGGCATACAATGCATTTTATGAGAAAAACCCAAATATGCCGCTGCCTGCGCCGCAAGTTATACAACGGACGGATACGCCAAGTATTGTGCAAGCTACTTTTGAAGGAACGGACAGAACAACGCAAAGCATCCTCGGAAGTTTCGATGCCCAACAAGGAATTGTCGGTGACAGAATCTCGGGTAACGCTCTTGAGCAAGGCTCGATGCAGTCGGATGCCGCTTCCCTACCTTATCGTGACAATCTAATCAAAGCCCTCAATAGAATAGGTCAAATCCTCATCGATTTGATACCAAAATACTATGTCACACCGCGCTCTGTACCCATCCGCAAAGCTAACGGCCTGCTAAGCTATAGAGTCATCAACGACGACGTCTGGAAACCAGAAATGGATGAAAATGGGCAACCCGCCATGGATGAGGAAGGCAAGCCTAAAATGAAAAATAACAGGTTGAACCTCAACTACGATCCAGAATCCCTTCAAATCAAAATAGAAGCTGGCGCAAGTTCCTCTATGCAAAAAAGATATGCCCTTGATCAGCTCACCAAGATTATCGAGGTGGCACCTAATTTGGGCGACTTCATGAATAATGAAGGATTAGATATCTGGCTTGATAACTTGGATATTAAAGGTGTTGAAGAGCTTAAAGAACGCGCGCAGAAATACATGGAAGCTAAGAAGCAACAGCCACCTAAGCCAGATCCAATCGAGCAAGCTGTTGAGGTTGAGCGTGAAAAGAATCGCGGCCAGCTCATGAATGATGCCGAAAAGATAAAAGTGAAGCGCGAGGAAAATGAAGCCAAGGAAGCAGCAAATGCGGCCGAATTAGCCATAAAAGAGCAAGAAGCTCACATCGAAATGCTCAAAGTGATGAACGATCTAGAGGAGAAACACCGACGATTAGCATTAGAAGAAAACGCACATGATAGCGCATTATCTAATGAAGCTATTCAGGTTGCAGTCGATATAGCTAAACAAAGTCATGACATGCATATGCGTGAACGCGAACTTGAGGCCCAGCAAGAGCAGCAACAAGCGCAAAACGCAAATGCACCGCAACAAGGATAGATATGCTGCATAGATTAAATAAAAGCAATAGCGAAGATTTCATCCATGCATTTATGACATGGTACAAAAGTCAAGAAATCGGCAAACCTATAACTCATAAAGTCTTCAATAGTCATATCGTACTAACAGAGCTAAAAAACTCATACAAGGTAATCATCAAAGATAAAAAGGCTAGATTCAACAACCTGCTATCTTTGGCTGAATATGTATTCAAGCACTGCTATAACTTCAAGCATACCTATGTAGCGCCACTCGCCTTAAAGCAACTCGAGAAAGAAGCTATTTCTCAACGCAAGCGCATTGAAGCTACTTATAAACACAAAATCATCATAGCAAACCCACTAGGAACTTACTAAAGCAGAAAATAATGCTTGACATTGCTAATTGCGCTATTGATTTCAGCATGTCAATACCTTAACATAAAAATACCGTTGGCATTTAGGGTCTCAAATGTCCGCAGAACCAGGCGTTAGGTAGGCTTGTTACCGTGAAATCGGGTTATCAGTCATGAGGTTAGCTTAATGGAAGAAGTGAGCGGCAACGCTGTTGTAGAGGGAGCTGTTTCGCCTGGCAATGAGGATAATGGCCTCGTGTCCAAGCAGCATGTGACCGACCTGGTTAAGCGGGAAAAAGAAGCGGCTTATAGAAAAGCGCAGCGAGAATTCCAAGCACAGCTTGACGAGATGAAAACTGGTCAAACCCAATCCATGGGCGGCATGCAGCAAGTTCCTGAGAATATGGTAGAGCAAGCGGTAGAACGCAAGCTCCAACAAAAACTCAGTGAACTGCAAGAACAGCATGAAGCGCAAACCCAGGAACAGCGAAAGGCAGATAGACAGGCTTATGTTAACGATCAGGCCAAGATATATCTCGATAAGATGGATAAAAGCGGCGATATGGCCGATGATTTCCAAGAGATGACGGCTCGGTTTAAGCCTGACAAGTTTCCGGAAATATTTTTCTTAGCAAATAAATATGATTCGACGCCAGCAATTGTTTATGAATTAGGGAAATACCCTGAGAAATTGTTGGAAATTGATAGAGCGATGGAAAGAGATCCAGATTTGGCGAAAGTCCTAATGGATAACTTAGCAAACTCCATCAAGTTTAATCAAGAAGCTAAGCAAAATAATAAATCTGCAGAGCCTCCACTTTCTCGTCCTAAGCCCTCATTAGCAGCCGGAGCAGACTCGGGCGCTATGACCTTAGCCGATTTGAAGAAGTCTAAATTCCTTAGAGGCTAGATAGCGCATTAGTCAGCTTCAGTTAACAACTGTTAATTTGAGGTTACTACAATGCCGTCACCAACTGCGGATAATATTCTCCAACAAGTTCAAACCTATCAAATGAGCAACTTGGCTTATTTACAGAACTTGAATTGCTTTATTGCAACTGCCAATACCAGATTCAAAGATTTCGATAAAATTGAAGCCAATCTAGGCTCAACTGTTACCTTCGATTTACCACCACGTTTCGTTACTGCAAATTCTCTCGTTGCGGTATTTCAACCAGCTGCACAACGCGTGCAATCCTTGAGTGTAAACAATGCTTATAACACTTCATACGTGTTCTCTGCTGAACAGTTTATCTTTAACGTGCGCGATTACATGGAGAAATTCGGTAAAGCAGCTACTGTGGAATTAGGCGCTCAAATTGAAGCTAACGTAGCGCTAAATTGCGTAACTGGCCCGTTTCGTTTCTATGGGAATGGCGTTACCCAAATCAACAGCTACCAACAATTAGCCCAAGCCTTGGCGATGTTTAGAAACTTCGGTTCTGCAACTGGCGAAGCAAAAGGTTATGTTGCTGATACTGTTGTGCCAAGCATTATCAATAGCGGTTTACAACAATTCGCATTGAATCGTAACAACGAAGATGCGCATAGCTGGGAACTGGGTGAATTCTCTCGCTGTGAATGGTACCAATCAAACTTATTGCCAGTTCATTTAGCAGGTTCTGAAGGTGTGTATGGCACTACATTAACTGTAGTAAGTGTTACCACTAATAGTAGCAATCAAATCACCGCTATTACTTTCTCAGGTACACATGCTGCATCTGATGCTAATTCGGTGCTCCAATATGACTCGTTCCAGTTTAATGATGGCGTTGCAGGTCAAACCAATTTGCGTTATCTGACATTTACTGGCCATCAAGTATCTGCAAATCCTGTGCAATTTATGGCGACCGCAAATGCGGCTTCTACAGCCGGTAGCCAGGTAACAGTTAGCATTTACCCTCCATTGCAATCAGCGGCTGGCGCTAATCAAAACTTGAACGTGCCCATTGTTGCTGGCATGCAAGCGAGCGTATTGCCTTCACATAGAGCCGGAATGATTACAGCTGGCGACCCATTGTTCTTAGCAATGCCAAGACTGCCTGAAGAAGTTCCATTCCCAACGGCTTCTAAAACCGATCCAGACACAGGCGTTTCGATGCGCATGTATTACGGTTCGAAATTCGGGGAAAACCAACGCGGTATGATTCATGATGTGATCTGGGGTTCCACATTGGTACCCGAATACGCCATGAAACTAGTGTTCCCACTTTAATTTGGAATGAGGAATTAAATCATGGCTAATATCGTTGTAGGTTATCCGATGGTAAATGCAGGAGACCTTTACATTAATGGTCTTCATCTGACTACCGGAACCACAGATTTACTTGTCAATGTAGCAGCAGGCGCAGCACGCGATAGCACTAACCAAGACGATATCGTTTTGGGAACTGCTGCTATTGCTAATATCGCCACCAATGGTGTTAATGGTTTAGATACCGGAACTGTTGCAGCTAACACTTTCTATTATGTTTATGTTATCGGTAGCTCATTATCATCTGCTCAGGAAATCAGCAATATTCAGGCTGTTTCCACAATGGCAGGTGGTACCACTATCCTTAATGGTACTGTAATCGTCGAGGGCACAATTACGCAGCCCGGCTCTTCAGTTAACAATAATCCGCAGCCTGCTGCGCTTATTTCATTAAGCTCCAGCGCGCCAAATTTACCTGAAGGCTATGACATGTTCAGACGCTTAGGTGCAATTTTGACAGGCGGTGGCTCTACCATTTTACCTTTCTGGCAAGAACAAACAGGGAATTCCTCCAGCCGCAGAATGTGGTATGACGCGCCTATTTCTGTATTGGCTGCCACAGCTGCTGCAGCTTTCACTGCGCAATCCTTGGCTGCTGCAGTTCCTGCAATCGCTGCTGGCACTACAAGCACCGAAGTTACTTTCCAGGTAACACTCGACCCTAATGCTGCTGCTGATTTCGTTGAGTTCAGACCTACAGGCTCTAGCTCCACAAATGGTATTAGCAAAATGTCAGGCGACGTTGCTGCCATCAGTCACTATGACCAAATCACCACGCCTGCTGCAATTTCTGCAGGCAATGTGAGCGTTGATTGGAAAACTGATGCTGCAAGTACAGTTGCTCTAACAGTCGCAGCTTATATCGATAAGTTGTAAATGATGTGGGGGAGAAATCCCCCATGGTGGAGAGAGTAAATGGTTTATACCGTGACTCAGCTTGTGTCGGATGGCTTCAACTGCTCAGGGGTTGTAGGCAAAGAGTTCGAGCAAGTTTCTGGTGAGCAATTTAATGAGGGGCTCTCCTACCTCAATTCATTGCTAGCCAAGAAAACAGCTGACAAAAGCGGTATACCGTACTTTCTGCAATATGAAGCTAATTTCATTATTGGGCAGGAACAGTACTATATTCCTGGGTTGATTAGGATTGATTCGATGACTTTCTTTATTGATAGTCCGCCCGATCCAATCATCGTTAATCCAGTTCCTGCGCCCCCCGTTCCTTTTGTGCAATCTGCTGGCCAGCAAGTGCGCTATGCCATGCGCCAGGTCGACAGAAAGCTTTACTGGTCTACACCGCGCGCCAACCAAATACTTTCATTGCCATATCAATACACTGTGGAAAGACAATTTGGTGGCGCATCAGTGTATGTGTATTTCTTGCCCAATGTGCAATACGTTTATCAGATTTGGGGATTATTTGCCCTAAACAATGTGATGCTTGGGCAGGATTTATCGTTGACGTTAGATCAGTTCTATATCGACTTCCTAAAGTTCGAGCTTGCTGAGCGCATCTGCGCTGAATATGACTACAACATGCCAGAAGGCGCCGCGCATCAGCTCGAAGAATATCAAATGATTATCGACAAACGCGAACAAAGTATGGACTTGTTCCAGCAAACTATTAGCCCTCTAAGTCAGATCACAGATGGCGTTAACTATGCATGGGCTAATTTAGGCGTAGGTTGGTCGGTGCCATGATGAATTACATGATTAATTCCTTAAATTGGAAAACTTAAATGAAAAAGAAAATGTCTGGAAGAGATAATACGAGGGAAATAGTTCCCCCTAAGCCAAAGGCGAAATTTCCTGAAGGAAAAAAACGCCCTGAAACTGACAAGAGCAAGGAAATCGTTCCTCCGCGCGCTAAGGACAAGCCTTATGGCGGCAAAAAGGATGAAGAAACGAAAGAGCAAATAACAGAAAGAAAGTTTCCTGCTAGAACGCCAGCGACATTTAGCAATAAATCACTCAAAGAGCTGCGCAAGTACAAAAAGGAATATAGGGCTTAATGGCAATTAGAGTCACTCCAAAGTCAGAACCAATCCCGCTTAATGTGGTAGGTTCGTCTACGTTTGGAGATTATCCAAAGATATCTTTGGAAAAGACTTACAATATGATTGAATCCGATGGATGGCTCGTGCCATTCCCTGGCTATCATAAAGTGCTGGAATTATCAGCAACTGGCCGAGCAGGGAGGGGGTTCTTTAAAAGTGTGCGCGGTAATCGCATGATTGCCGTGGTGGATTCTCAAGTCTATGACATTGATTTTAACTTGAGTCCGCGCGTTGTAGGAACTTTGAATACTTCCCATGGCGAAGTGTTCATGGATGAGAATTTAGAAAATCAGATCTGCATTGTCGATGGCGTGAATATGTATATATATAACTATACAATCCCATCGCTTACGCTGCAGACCGGTGGCGCGCTAACTGGCCCCAATGCTGAGTTAGTTCCCAATTATGTGACTTATCACAATACTTATTTCCTGATAGGGAATGCCGCTACCAATGGTTTTGGTAGTAACTGGTATGCCTATGACTATGCAAGCCCAACCACGATTACAGAGCATAGCGTTATGCAGCTGCAAACCAAGCCAGATAATGCATTAGCAATTAAGCGTATCCCGGCGCAAGCTGCAAACGTATTAGTTTTTGGTAATACGGTATGTGAAATCCATACCAATGTGCCAGGACTTGGGCAACTTAATACAGAACAAGATTATCAACGAAATAATTCAGTAGGTATTGATTATGGCTGCTTGTCAGTATCCACGATTGCCGAAAGTGGCGAATATATAGCATGGCTTGGCGCTAACGAAACTAATCTGCCAGTCATCATGGTCATGAAAGGCCAATCTGTGCAACGCATCTCTACAGATGGTATTGACTTTTTGCTGCAAGATTTATCATTTCCAGCGCAATCAACAGCGATGATGTATAGCACTAATGGACATTTATTCTATCAGCTTACATTCTATAATGAAGCTGACAATGTCACATTGGCTTATGATTTTAATAATGAAAAGTTCTATCATCTGTCTGACCATAATCTTAACTATCATCCTGCTGTTGATATAGTTTCATTTAGCCCGAATTTAACGACCAATCCTAATCTAGAAAACATTTTAGAAGGCATCTATCAGAACACATTCTTCTTGTCATTGAATAATGGCTGTGTTTATCAGCTATCTCAAGATTTCTACGACATCAATGAAGATATTAATGATGATGTGTTTGCAGGTACCGATCCAAATCTAAGATTTGAAATGCAGCGCATACGGATATGCAAGAACATTCGCTTTCCTACCAGCGCGCCATTTAAAGCTAATCAATTGGTATTCACGATTGAAATGGGCATGGACAATCTGCCAGCAACACAAGATTGCCTTATCTACATGGTTACGGAGCAAAATATCCGCATATTCTCTGAATATGAATCCGGCTATGAGCAAGTAGTTCCAGAAGGTGCAGGCAATGAAGACTGCCTAGGTGTGCAATATCAAGGCCGCATTGATTTAGCCATTAGTAAAACTGGCAATGAAGCATTTAGTAACTATGTGCCGCGTTATATGCATCATACCGGTCACCAAAAAAATATGTTGCGCTGGAACAAAATGGGTCGCGCTAATGATTTAGTGCCAAAGATTAGATTCTGGTCATTGGGGCGCATTGTAGCCACTGATGGCTATGTTGAGGTGACACCATGAACGTTCCTCAATATCTGTATGGCTCAAATGAAGAGCTACAAAGATATTTCGCATTGCTGGTGCAGGCTATGCAGACAGCGTTAAGTGATAACGGCTGGACTGTGCCGCAACAACCTACAACAAATATTACGACCATTACAGGAAGGAATTTTCTGCCTGTGATGCCGGTGGGAACGATATTTTTTGACAACACAATAAACAAATTAAAGGTTATCACAGTAGCTGCAGTGTCAGGAACTTCAGATGCCGTCGTGCAAACCGTGACGAGCACATAAGGGTATATATGAGTTTTTTAAGTAGCATTTTTGGTGGTGGTAGCAAGAATAATCCTGCCAATGCTGCGCAGCCCTATTTAAATAAAATTGAGCCGCTGGCCCGAGAAAACTTCAATCCATACATTGAAGGTGGCCAAGCTCAAATGAAGCAAAACCAGGATATTTACAGCCGCATGGCTGGTAATCCCATAGGCTTCCTTGATGAGCTAAAAGCTTCTTACACGCCATCTCGGGGTTATCAATTCAAAGAGGATAGATATCGCAAAGCTGCTGAGAATGCAGCTGCTGCAGGCGGTTCTAGGGGCTCTCCCGCTGATGTAGAAAGACAAACGCGCCTTGTACAAGGTCTCCTAGGTGAAGATGAAGGCGCATACCTAGATAGAGTGCTTGGCATTCAAGGAACAGGACTGCAAGGCAATGAGTTTGGGGCAAATAGGGCATTCCAAGGTAGTTCCGATTTAACGAATATCCTGGGTAGCACCTATGGTCAGCAAGGAGCATTAGCTTATAAAGGCCAGGAAGCTCAAAACAAGACGCGCCAAGATTTTACTAAAATGCTTATGCAGTTATTAGGGGGTGCTGCCGGTTTTGCAGTTGGAGGCCCTATGGGAGCAGCTGTGGGGGCAAACATTGGCGGCGGGAGCATGTCTTATCCTCAGCAAAGCGCAGAGCCCACCAATAATCAACAATTTGGCAAAGGAATTCCTTGGCTTGGAGGTAATTTCTAATGCCAATTAATTTACCTAATTTTTTAGGCGTTGAGACTGAAAGCTACGGCCCAGGGAATCTCCTTGAAAGTGCTATAGAGGGTTATAAGGCTGCGAGGCTTCCTAAGCAAATTAGCCAGGAAGAAAAGTATCGTGAATTGGCGAATAAATTAATTGGCGAGCAAGGCACAAAAGTTGCCACTGAAAATAAATATCTTCCTCATAAATTAGAAAATGAGGCAAGAACTAGTGACATTGAGTTGAATTATCTTCCCAAAGAAAAGGGCGCCAATTTAAATAAAACGTTGCTTGGCAATGAAGAACAGCAAATGAAAAATGCCATTATGAAGAAATATGGCATGACAGAAGCGCAGGCGAAAATAGCACTAGATTTAGCACATGGCGAACAAGCTCGTGCAAATGCAAAATTTGCACATTTACTACACCAAACGCCAGAAATGAGAAATGCTCAAGCTGCAGGATTTGCCCCCGGAAGTCCTGAATATCAGAATATATTAAGAGGCAGTTTAGGTATTTTCGAACCTCCCACTGATGATCAAGGGAATCCCATTCCGTTGCCTAAAAATGCTAGGACATTAAATGGCATTTCTCAGTCAGAAAGAAAGGTTTATTCAGATGAAATGAGAGCTGGTGTGAGAGCTGGAAATTATGCTCAGAAAGCAAATCGATCGCTAGATAAAATAATCAAAATCACTAAAGAAAACCCAAAGCTAAATCGCTCATGGTCTTATATTGCCGCCGATCCAGATGATGAAGGTAAATGGGCTAGGGCTGTAAAAGGGTTAAATGAAAAAGAACAAACACAACTTGCGCTGCTTAAAAAATATACGAATGAAGTTTCCCTGTATCAAAGCGATACGGGAAATACGCGTGCCACCAATTTATTCCGTCAAATGGTAACTTCTACTAAGCCTGGCATTGGAATGACGGATGAGGCGCGCACAAGATTATCCAACGAAATCAAGCAAAGCAATGATCCCTTAATTAAATATGCCAGAGAAGCTGCGCCTTGGATTGGCCATGCTTATATTCCTTTCCAAGAAGAAAATTATTACCAAGAACCAACAGAAACTTCTGAATTGACAGCGGAAGAAAATGCGGAATTATCGCAATTAGAAGCTGCAATCGCTGAAAACAAAAGACAATTGGCTGCATTAAAATGACAGACGAAACAACAAACAAAAGAAGAGAATTATTATTGCAACAGCAAGAACTTTTACAAAAGAGGGCTAATTTGTTGCGGAATAAAAATCCTTCTGTTTCAGCTGCTATTGAAACGAATAAAAATAATGGCGCCGGTCGATTTGGATCGTTCGGCTTAGGTCTTCTTCAAGGCGCTGAGAATTTTGCTAAAGGACAATTTGAAGGCTCAGGCGAAATGGAAGTTCCAGTTCCGGATATGTTTAAACCTGAAAAGATCCGCGGAGAAAGACAGGTAAACAGCCCATCTTTTGATTTTAAACAATATATCAATCCAGAGCATGAAACCGCATTTACTGTAGGTGAATATGCCCCATTAATTGCTGGGGCCGGAATCGGTGGTTATAAAGGATTAAAAGGCATAACAAACACCGGAGTTGCTAAACAAATAATTAATCGCGCCAATGAACTTCAGGAAAGATATAAAGGCCGTTTTGGTAATTTCTTCAATGAAGTCAATCATGAATTAGAAAATGTTGCCCCAAGCAAAAAATCCCGGAAGATTTCTGGTGTTGAAGAATATACAGGCATCCCATCCTCATCTAAAAAGAAAGAAATTGGCCCCGGCATTGATGTAATTGGCCAGAAAAATTATGAGAAATTTAAAACCGCATCTGATGCGGATATTAATACGCCAATAGAAAATGCAATAAAAAATCCCAACATTGAGAATTGGCATTGGGCGAAATCATCTCTTAGAGCATGGGAAAGAGAGATGAGAAGACTGAAAATCTCACGAGGTTTAACACCTAATGAAAATAGTGCCCTAGAGCGTGCCCAGAAGATGGGGAAAAGAATTACCGAACATATGAATGAAGAATTCGACAAACTGAACCCTAAATTCAAAGAGCATTATGCGGAATTGCTTCGCGGATATAGAAAAGATTATGCGCCTTATTTAGGAAACAGAAGCATTAGAAAAGCAAGATTAAAACCAGGGGAAGAAGGTTATATAGCCCCTCATAGATTGCCGTCAAAACTTAATAAAGAAAGCGGCGATCCATTTAGGCATGGATTGGGTGATGAACATCAAGAAGAGGCAATATTGAGAAATTTAAGAGTAAACAGGGCGCTCGCATCGCCAATTGTTAAATATGGATTGCCGATAGCGGGTTTGGAGAAATTATTGTCATCT